AATTTCTTACCCGGAATACCACACAAATTCTCGTGATCAGTCAACGGCTTTGAAGTACGCCACATCTGATCACGGAAAATAATCAAAAGTGGTTCCTTGTAATCCTTAACTGCTATCTCCAACAACGTGTGTGGATACGGGTGAGCAGGCACAGCCAAATTGGCTAAACACGTTTGCCATCCATACCAATCGGGATTTAATTTTGGTCCTCTGTAGATATTAGGTACACCACAAACATCAGTGACATGCTCACTAATTGGTGTAACCTTAACATCCGTTTTAGTCAAAGATCGACCAGGACAAGAACCAAAATATTCTACTTGCGAATTTTCTGGTAAATAATTCAACGCACTTTTCTTATGCAAGGGTTCATTTTTCAGAACCTGAACACCGAGAACTGTGGTTTCAAATTTACCAGCTTCACCAGAAAGTATGACGCCTTCCTTTTTCCGAAGATCATTAAAAGCTGTCAATAATTTCTGTTGTGTTACGCTGCCATAGCATCCGACTGGTGTACCAGCTGTACCACCAAGATGCACTCCCAAAATCACGGATCCATTCGTGTCAGAAATGAGTGTAGCACCGCACATACCATCAAACGTATTAATAGTCAAATTGCGGTACATACCACCCACAAAATCGTGAATAGTTCGCACAATACCAGGAGCGGTTACTCCCTTAGCTCTTATCATCTCACCATTTTTCTTTCTCCACGTCATGCGAAATGGCACAGATGGCATCTCACTGGTTGGAAAGAAATTGACAAGATTTTTAAATGAGCCTCCATTTGGAATGTAACAGACTCGCAGATCAGAATCTGGAATTAAATGTGTAGTACAAATGTGTACCCTTGCAACAAATTTTCCACCTGACGCCTCAGGATTCTTCTTGCGAAATGTGCAATCCAATTGCTCACCAAATTCACTAAAATAATGATTTGGAATGAGCATGACGTTGGATGACAACATTAAGCCGTTAACCATTCCATTACCATCACTAGCATTGATTGTTCCATATACAAGCGCCTTATCAACGATGTTAGTCAATTGATCAGGAGACATCCGTTTGGAATAATCAGTGATGGGCAAATCACGTGGAACAATTGAAGT